TATTGTGTTGTCTTATCTACACAAAGCAATTAAGCCTCTCAATCAATTACGCATGATTGAAGATGCAACAGTTATCTATCGTATTTCAAGAGCACCTGAACGTAGAATTTTCTATATTGATGTAGGTAACTTACCAAAACTCAAAGCAGAACAATACCTGCGTGATATCATGATCAAGTATAAGAACAAACTTGTTTATGATGCAAACACAGGTGAAGTTCGTGATGATCGTAAGTTCTTATCGATGATGGAAGATTTCTGGTTGCCTCGTAGAGAAGGTGGTAAAGGAACTGAAATTACTACACTACCAGGTGGACAAAACTTAGGTGAACTTGAAGATGTAAAATATTTTGAGAAAAAATTATATAAATCATTAAACGTACCTATCTCAAGGCTAGAATCATCTTCAGGTTTCACCATTGGTCGTTCGTCTGAGATTACCAGAGATGAATTAAAGTTTGCTAAATTTATTGACAGACTGCGTAATAAGTTTGCTGAATTATTTGATCAAGCATTAAGAATACAATGCGTTCTTAAAGGTATCTGTACTGATGCTGAGTTCACAGAATTCAAAGAGCATATGTACTATGACTTTATCAAAGATAATAATTTTGCAGAACTAAAAGAAGCAGAATTAATGGCAGGCAGATTATCTCTGTTACAGCAAGTTGATCCATATACTGGCACATATTACTCGATGGGTTGGATTCGTAGAAATGTTCTACGCATGGATGACGATGAAATCAAACTCATTGATAAAGAAATCGATGAGGAGAAGAAAGCTGGTTTTGAAGTTCCGACTGAAGTGCAAAATGCAGTCACACAACAAAAAATGATGACTGATATTCAGATGGATGCACAACAGCAACAAATGCAGCAACAGCAAGATGCTCAACAAAATGTTGCGCCTGAGCAACCACAAAATGCTGTACAAAGCACACAGAATGTACCACAAAAGAAAAGTAAACCAAGTTCTACAAACTCTGCCGATTTGAGTTTATCAGAAAACTCTATGGCAAGAAGATTAACTAGAATATTATAAATATAATTTGTTTTTAATTAAAGGAAAATTATGAACACTAGAGCAATTATAGATTATGCAATTCAAGACGATGCAGCGGCCATGCGTGATGCTCTTTATGCTGAAATTCAAGATAGAGTCCATTCACACATTGAAGCGAAGAAGCAAGAAATTGCACACGGATTAATTAATCAAGAAGAAGATTACGAAGATTCGAATGAAGTTGAGTATGAAGAAGGAACTGAAGAAGAATGAAATCTTTAAAAGATTTTATTTCTGAAAAAAATATTGAGGAGGATGTTGACGGCATGCCTGGTGTGTTTACATCAAAGCCAGCAGATCCTCCTCCAGTTTTGATTATGCGTAGAAAATCCATTCGTGAGTTTCCAAATGGACAACGTGTTGCCTTGTATCAAGTAGACAAGTTAAATAAGTATATTACTATACCATACTATGTTAAGAATTGGGCAGCAGAAGAAACAGAATTATCTATAGTAGAAGCAGAGCCATTAGAAGAAAATGTTGTGCATCATTTACAGAATATTGTAAATAATCATGCTGCCAAATCAGTTAAATTTAAAGATGGTTCTTCAATGAAAGTTGATGCACAGACAGCAAATGCAATATTAAAAGTTCATGGTGCTGTTAACGATGAAAACAAGAAAAAGATTTCAGATATGGCTCATAAGAGCAAAACACATTTTAAAAAAGTAGCAGACTTTGCTTGGAAACATGTAACTTATAAGGCTAAGGATTAAGAAATGGCTAACTCATTTTCATATCAAGTATTAAAAGATGATACTCAAATGTCAGTTATTAAGTTAACTGGATTGTTTGATGGTTCAGGACAAGAAGAAAATATTGCTAGAATTCAAGCAAACACATTGTATGGTGCTTTAGATGCCAATAATGTTCCATTAAGAAGTGGATTAAGTTTGAGCAATACGGCTAAACCATATTATGGGCTAACAATAAATCGTTGCTGGTATGATACCGACACTGGATCAGGATCAGTAGAATTATACTGGAGAGCAAATAATAGTCCGCAAGCAGAACCAGATTCTGGTATACCAATTCTATTCATGCAAGGTAACGGAGAATACGATGGTGCAGGTAACTGGATTACAATTAAGAATCCAAGTGTAAATGCAAATACAAATGGTGATATCAGTATTCACACCAGAGGCCAAGTTGCTAATGCAAGCTATACAATCATTCTAGAACTGCGTAAAGATAATGCATACTATCAGCGTGGTCAGTTTAATGATCCAGCAGCATTTAACTATCCACCATATAGTATCACACCATAATTAAATGAAAGATATTGTTAGTTTAATTTTTGATAATAACTTCACTGAAGCAAAAGAGAAGTTAGAAGCTATTATTAATCAAAAAATTGAAGAAAAGATTTTTGAAAAAAGAGTTGAACTTGTTTCAGAAATGTTTGACGAGTTAGATTGTGATTTAAATATAGAAGAATTAGATGAAGCTAAAAATGTGCAACGCTCTGGTAGAACTAAAGTAGTAAGAGTTCGTGTTCGTGGTGGCAAAGTACAAACTAGAAAGAAGTTTTCTGCCGTACAAGGATACACTCTACGTGGTGGTAAATTAGTACGCATGTCATCGCAAGAACAACAAAAAAGAAAATTAGGTGCCCGTAAAGCTAAATTTAAACGCAGAGCAAAATTACAACAAGCATTAAGAAAAAGACAAAGGTCTTTAAGTAAAAGAAAGGCAATGGGAATATGAAACTCATTAAAGAAGTTTTTGACACAGTTAATTATCTCACAGAAGATAAAGACGGACAAAAACAAATGTACATTGAAGGACCATTTCTTGTAGCAGAAAAGAAAAACAAGAATGGTCGTTTGTATGAATATAATACGATGAAAAAAGAAGTTCATCGTTATACTGAAGATTATATTAACAAAAATCGTGCTTTTGGAGAACTAGGACATCCAGACACTCCTACAATCAACTTGGACCGTGTTGCCATTCTAATTACAGGACTGCGTGAAGATGGTACTCAGTGGATTGGTAAAGCAAAGGTGTTAGACACACCTATGGGCAACATTGCTAAAAAAATCATTGAAGGTGGTGGCCAAGTAGGGGTATCATCTAGAGGATTAGGTTCTCTTAAAAATGTGAACGGTGTCAATGTTGTACAACCAGACTTTTATCTTGCCACAGCGGCTGATATTGTAGCAGATCCTTCCGCACCCGGAGCTTTTGTCGAGGGCATTATGGAAGGTAAAGAATGGATGTTAGTAGATGGCGTTTGGACAGACAAAGATCAAACTCAAGCTATTCGTCAAATTAAACAAGCGAGTAGAAAAGAGATTGAAGCAGTAAGTCTACGCATATTTGAAAACTTCATAAAAAAACTTTAATTATAAATATCCAATATAGAAAAACAAGGAGATTTCTAAAATGCCTAAATTCAATCTTTCTGAAGCCGCTAAAGAAATTTTAGACGCATCTGTTGCATCTAAAAGAAGTGGTCAAGATTCACCATCAAAACTACCATCAAGTGTAGCTTACGGCACTCAAGAGGTAGGTTCGATCGGTACCGATCCCGAAAAAACAGATGAGGAACTACCTGATTACACAAAAGGTGTTCCTACAGCAACTCCACCAGGAGCAACACCTCCTGTAGGTTCAGAGCCAATGAAGAAGCTTTCTGGTCAACCACAAGAAACAATGGGTCGTGGTGATCTGAGAACTATTCAACAATCTGACGCTACAGATATGGCTGCTATTCGTGACCGTATTGCTGGTAAGCTAGCCCCACAAACAATGCCTATGAATCCTGGTGCTACATTCCAGTCATATCACGAAGGAATCGATATGTCTGATGACGTTGCAGCATTACTAGAAGGCGAAAACCTATCTGATGATTTCAGAAATAAAGCAACAACTATTTTTGAAGCGGCTGTTCTGTCAAGAGTCGAGACAATTGTTGAATCAATCGAATCAAATCTAACAGAAGAATTCCAAGTTGCTATCGAGCAAGTTAAGGAAGACTTAGCTGAAAAACTGGATGATTATCTGACATACATGGTTGAAGAATGGATGCAGCAAAATGAACTAGCAGTCGAAAGAGGCCTACGTGCCGAAATCGTTGAAGAATTCATTGGCAAACTACGCAATCTATTCGTAGAATCATATATCGATATCCCAGAAGAAAAAGTTGATGCAGTAGAAGAATTAGTTGGTCGTGTTGAAGAACTAGAAGATGCTCTGAATGAAGAAATTCAAAAGAATGTCGAGTTCACAAAAGCGATTAACGAACACAGAAAAATCGAGGCTATACACGCAGCATGTGAAGGCCTTACACAGACTCAAGTAGAAAAAGTAAAAGCACTCGCAGAGGGTCTAGAATTTACTACTGAAGAAGATTTCGGAGAGAAGCTAGAGACAATCAAGGAATCATATTTTCCAAGTCAAGTAAAAGCTGCCGAAACGTCTGATCTGAACGAAGAAATTCAAATTGAAGATGAAGATAAAAAAGCAGTTCAATCTTCAGATCCAATGATGAGTGCTTACGCTCAGGCAATCACTAAAACTTTGGCAAAATAAATAAAAAACCAATAATAAAAAAGGAGATTTAGATGTATCTATCTGAACAACTACAATCAAAATGGAAGCCAGTTCTGGAGCATCCAGAGCTAGAAGCCATTAAAGACCCTTATAAGAAAGCGGTCACAGCAATGGTTCTTGAGAACCAGCAACAAGCTATGCAACAAGACGCTGGCCTACTGAATGAAACAACATCAGCAGGTCCTACTAACATCACAGGCGGTGTTCAAAACTTTGACCCAATTCTGATTTCGTTAGTTCGTCGTGCATTACCTAACCTTATTGCTTATGATGTTGCTGGCGTTCAGCCAATGACAGGTCCTACAGGACTGATCTTTGCAATGAGAGCAAGATATGCTAGCCAAGGCGGTGGTGAAGCTTTCTATAACGAAGCTAACACTATCTTCTCTGGTACTAGCTCACAAAGCAACCCATACGGTTTTGCAGGTACTCCAGCAACCGACGTTGGTACAAACCCAGTCGCCAGCTTAACAGCTAATGCTTACACAACTGGTATTGGCCTACCAACTGCAACTGCTGAATTCTTGGGTTCAGAGTCTAATGCAGCATTCCAGCAAATGGCATTCAGCATTGAGAAAGTTTCCGTAACTGCTCAAAGCCGTGCATTGAAAGCTGAATACTCACTAGAACTAGCACAAGACCTGAAAGCAATCCATGGTCTAGATGCTGAGACAGAACTAAGCAACATTCTGTCAACAGAAATTCTAGCTGAAATCAACCGTGAAGTTATTCGTACAATCTACACCACTGCTGTTGCTGGTGCTCAGTATGGTACAACAACTGCTGGTTATTTCGACCTAGATACAGATTCAAATGGCCGTTGGTCAGTTGAGCGTTTCAAAGGTCTGATTTTCCAAATCGAGCGTGATGCTAACGTAATTGCAAAGCAGACTCGTAGAGGAAAAGGTAACGTTCTGATCGTTTCTTCAGACGTTGCTTCAGCTATGGCTATGGCTGGTGTTCTACAATATACACCTGCTCTACAAGCTGACCTACAAGTAGATGACACAGGCAATACATTTGCTGGTCTACTACATGGTCGTATCAAGGTTTACATCGATCCATACTTCGGTGGTTACACAAGCAACCAAGAACTAGTAACAGTTGGATATAAGGGTGCATCTCCTTATGACGCTGGTCTGTTCTACTGCCCATATGTTCCACTACAAATGGTTCGTGCTGTTGACCAGTATACATTCCAACCAAAAATTGGATTCAAGACTCGTTACGGTATGGTAGCTAACCCATTTGCACAAGGTCTAGCACAAGGCAATGGTGCTCTATCTGCTCGTAGCAATGTGTACTATCGTATTTTCGGGGTAAAAAACCTGATGTAATTGATGAAGTCACCATTAAGAGTGACGATTAAGAGACTCCTTCGGGAGTCTCTTTTTTTTATATAAATACTCCATAAGGAGATAACATGGCTCAACTAATTCGTCCACCACAGAATACTAATTTTTTACAATCTACAAAGTTTGTATTGACTTTTCCTAGAATAAGCAATACACAATATTTTTGTCAAGAATTTAATTTACCTGGTGTATCAACATCTGAAATAACTTATCCTACTCCTTTTGTCGATCTGTATATTCCTGGCGATAAACTAGTTTATGAACCATTGAACGTTACATTTATTGTTGATGAAGAAATGGTTTCGTGGACAGAAATTCATGATTGGCTAAGAGCCATGACATTTCCTACCAAT